GCTTGAGTACCAGTTCCCCACCAGTTTTGGGCAGTAACATCAACGGCACCAGCATCGTGGAAAAGACCATCGGCAGTGATGAAAGATTGAGATGTTCCGGCAACACTATCAGGTCCACCGAAAGAGTGGATGGCGTTGGGAAGAGCATCAATAGCATCAGTATAATTGAAAGGTTGGGCACCAAGGACGGAGAAAAGAGTTTGTCCGCACTCAAGAGAAGCACAGTAGTCAACATTCTCATCAGGTTGAACAACCCAGACAAGCTCCTTGACAGGGTGATTGAAGTTGAGCTTAATCTTGTTAGAAGAAGAACCAACAGACTCATCACCAGTGAATTGGAGTTGCTCAATGAGATACTCGTGAGGGTTTTGTGCCATTCTTCTGCGCTCATCAGTATCTAAGAAGACATAGTCGACATAGAGAGAAGCAGCAACAAGAGATTGGTTATAGGCAGTAGTGACCTTACCAGAACTGGTAGTAGGAGCAGCAGCAGTTCCACAGTTAAGAGTTCCAACAGCGAATAAACACTCATCAATAGGACGAATATCAAGATTGATCTTGACCTCGTGATATTGAAGGGCGATTAAAGGAAGAGCAAGTCCGGGATTGCGGCAATACCAGAATTGGAAAGGAACATAAAGAGTGGTCTCAGGAAGAGCGTTACGGGGAGCGCATACTTGACGAGGGGCGTTGGACTCACAAGGTCCATCAACATCATTGAAAGAAGGATCAGTGATGAAGGTGAGTTGAGTGGTGTTACCAACCATCTTGTAGTATCCGCGTTGTTGCTCGGAAGTGAGGGTAAGTTGGTTCCAGATGTGCATCCAGTCACCATATTGACGGTCAATTCTTTGACCACCAATCTCGACCTCAACTTGAGAGATCATTTGCTCTCCAGGGAAATCTAACCAACGAGCGTAAACACCGTCAGTGGCAGTGGAGCCAGTGTTGGCCATTTGTTGGTTAATCTCAGGAAGAGTTACCTGAAGATAAGTGCGGTAAGCAAGATCACCGTTTCTGCTGATGGTGCAGGTTACACGGCGACCGAAATCGGCTTGTCCGTTGAATGTTTGCTCAATGGACTCCATTGCGAAATTTGTGTGGCGTCTGTAAGAGACTTTCCAGAAAGTAATTTGAGGGTTACCCGTAAGATATACATCTTGGGCACCGTAAGCGACGAGTTGCATTAATCCACCTCCCATGGTTATACTATTGCTAAAGATTTTTTTTTTGCGAATTAATTCTTTTAACTACAATAAAAAAATTAATTTAATTAAAATTAAAGTTGTCCTTCAAAAATGTATTGATATAATTGTTCGAAAATATTTCTTTTTTACCTTCGTGATTTTTAATAAAAATATATTCATCTTTCTTTTTTTTAATTTTCCATCCATTATTTAATGTGTTAAATAAAAAACAGTAAATATATTTATTTTTTTCACAAATGTTACCATTATCAGTAGTATAATTTATGTATTTCGATAATATATATATTTTATTTTCATTTTTTTTTAAAATATATCGGTTATCCTTTTTTTGTATATCCCATTGCTGTTCTAAATAGTCATTAAGGTAGTCCATTGTTTTTATCATAGAAGGATTTATTTTGGATATATCAAAATTTTCAATACAAATATTCATTATTGTTAAATAGAGAGAAAACATAAATAAAAATATAACTTGAAAAGATTTACGGAAAAATACATATTAAATATAATTTTTTGAAAAATATTATATTGAATGCCTACATTTAAACATAAAACCAATAAAAAAATCGTATTGGATGAAAAAAGTATTATTACCTTAGATAGTAAACATAAAGAAATTGAAAAAGATTTTCAAAATGAAAAAGAAGACATATTACCTGATTTAAGAGCCAAAAAAAAACACTATACAAATCTATTAACTGATAAAACAATAACTATTGATCAACGATTGGAAATAGAAGATTTAATAAAGGATATTGTTAGTCAAATAAAAGAAATAAAACAGAATAAAAAAAAATATTATTTAAACAATAATAAATATATATACGATTATTTTGAAAATAAAAAAGAAATATCTATGGATAATAATCCAACTAAATTACTAAATTCTTTTTTTAAAATCAAGACTAATGATAATAAAGAAAAGGTAGAGAGTAAAAATAAAGATAATATTCAAAAATATTTATCTAATATTGATGAATCATTTATTGATATTAATAAATTTATATTTGAAACAGATATTTGTCAAATATGTAGAAAGGGAGAATTAATTCCTATTGATCATGAAGGTATTATGGTTTGTAATCATTGTCATAAACATATTCAATATTTGGTTGAAAATGAAAAACCTTCTTATAAAGAGCCACCTAAAGAAGCATGTTTTTATGCTTACAAAAGAATAAACCATTTTAGAGAAATATTAGCTCAATTTCAAGCCAAAGAAACTACACAAATTCCTGATGAAGTTCTTGAAAATATAAAAAATCAAATTAAGAAGGAGAGAATTGATCTTAAACAACTTAATAATAAAAAGGCAAAGGAAATCCTTAAAAAACTTGGATATAATAAATATTATGAACATATTCCTTTCATAAAGGATAAATTAGGAATTAAACCTCCAGTTATGACTCCTGAATTAGAAGAATCATTATGTAATTTGTTTATGGAAATCCAAGGACCCTATGCCAAGTTTTGTCCAGATGATCGTGTTAATTTTTTAAATTATTATTACACTGTCTACAAATTATGTGAATTACTGGATCAAAGCCAATTTCTACCCTATTTTCCAATGTTGAAAGACAGAGAGAAAAGAATTGAACAAGATGAAATATGGAAAAAAATATGTGAGGAATTAGACTGGGAATTTATACCCACTATTTAAATAAAATGTATTATAATTTATGTAATATAATACATTACAGTAACTGGGTAAATTCAGCCGCATTACATACCGCTGCGTATTTGATTTTATTATTACCTATCATACAAAAATTGTTTCTAGGATCAAAAAATGTATTATTAAACATAATAAAAGATTCTGTTCCCTTTTGTTTATAAATTTCTTTTTTAATTTCTTTTAATTGTCTCTCATTTAAACTTCCTTTGTATCCCCTACCGCCATGAATACGCAAATAATTAAAATTAGTAGTTCGTGGAGGTAAATTTAATCCACCAGGCATTGTTCCCATCCACTTTGAATCTATTTTTTTTTGAATATATGTAGCAGCAATACACCACTTCATTTTTTTAAACTTTTCATATACTTCTTGTTTAAACCACGATATATCCCGGAACTCAAAAACGATATTTAAATTTGTTGGAATATATTTACTCATTTTCTCAATTCTTTTTATATTATCATCTTTATAGGTGAATGATGGAGGAAGTTGAAAAAGAATTGCTTGTAATTTTGAACCAAGTGGTTTAATACTATTCCATAAAACTTTCCACCCTTGTTCAACATCATTAAGTCTTTTCATATGAGTTATATATCGAGAGGCTTTTATCACTATAGAAACATTATCTGGAAAATTACGCCAATTTTCTATTACTTTAGAACTAGGTAGTCTATAAAATGTACTATTAATTTCTATACAATTTAGACATCCTAAATCGAACCATAATTTTTGTGAAACCATAAATCCTGATGTTCCTATTTGATATTTATCATTTTTATTTCGTATTGGACAATGTAAGATTTTTTTAGAGATTTTGTTGCGTTTTGTTTTATTATTTTTCTTTGTTTTCTTTTTTTGAGTTTTCATCACTATATATTTATAAAATAAATATTTGTATAAAATATATGATTAATACAACACCAAAATCGGACCAAAATGAAATGGATGAAATTAAACATATTCAAGCATTCAGCGACTTAACTACTCATCCTGAAGATTTACTAAGTGATTGGATAGATGTATCTGGTCTTATGTTAACAACCAGTATATTATTTTATCATATGGCCAGAGCAAAAACTCTTAAAGTAGATCCAAGACTCGCAAAGCTAGTAGCTATATCTTTAATATTAATATCAACATTATATTTAGTATACGGTCTTATTACATATACCCATAGAATGAATCATACTGTTCAAAAATGTAGAGAGTTTAAAACATGTACTGATAAGCAAGCAAATGAAATTAAAAATATAAAAAATACATATATTGGAATAGGTGTATTTACAGTTTTTGCTCAGGCATTAATTGTTTATATTGTATTGTCTACTATTTAAATATCCAAGTCTAATAAATTCTCAACACTATTTGATGTTTCTTTACTTTGAATAAATAATCGTGATTCCAAATACTTGTTTAATGTTTCTAATCTAGTTAATTCTATTTGTAATTTACAAATTATTTCTCTCTGTCGTTGAATAGTATCCGTTAATTCTATATTTTCTTTGTAGTGATTATTTTTTTCTCTATTTAATATTTCCAACCATCTCTTATGTTTAACTCCATTTATATGTTGTCTAAATTTCGGCTTAGAATCGTATATATGTTCACTACGCGAACCACATGGACATCTAATTCCATGTTTAATAAAAGATGGACACATATCCATATAACATCCATTATCATCAAGTATAGGAGTATATATTTCGGGGTCTAAAGCTAATTCCATTTTAATATAATTTATTTAAATAATATTAAAAAAGTTTCAATTTTAATTTAAATACCAGCAATGGGTGTATCTGGTAAACTAGTATAATTGTTTTCATCATTACTAGAATTAGAGTTTGTCTCATTATCTAAGCAAGTAGTTTTAAAGATAATGCTTGTAACTAAATAAGGATCGCAGTTGGAACTTGGTCTTCTATCTTCAAAATATCCCTTTTTATTTTTAATAGTATCATGTCCTCTTCTTACTGAAGCTCCTCTATTCGCAATTCCATCAGAAAATTTATTAAAATCGGCTGTTTCATATTCTCCAGTCATTCTCTCTTCATTTCCCGAACCATATACTTTCATATGTTCTTCGTGTGTTTTTGATAATCGACTAATTGCTTCGTTAATATAATCTAATCCAGTTTTATTGTCTGTTCCATTTCGCATATTTTCTGTACTGTAATTAGTATGACATCCTGAACCATTCCAATCACCCTTTAATGGTTTTGGTGATAAATTAATATCTACATAATATTCCTCTCCAATTCTTTCTAATAAATATCTTGCCATCCATAAATGATCGCCTGCATCAATTCCTTCACAAATACCAATTTGATATTCCCATTGTTGAGGTGCTACTTCAGCATTAATACCTGCTATATTAATACCAGCACTTATACAATGCTTTAAATGTAGTTCAGCAATTTTTCTATAAATCGCATTTTCATTTCCAACACCACAGTAATAGTTTCCTTGTGGTTGTGAAAACTTAATGATATCTTCAAAACCTTTATCTTGAATAAAATATTCTTGTTCTAATCCGAACCATGGTTTTTCATCTAGATTTTTATTAAAAATTTCATTTGCGATATATCTAGTATTTGATGGTAGTGGAATACCTTTAGAATCGTATGTATCACACATAACTAATAACCCATTTCGTAAAAATGGATTACGAAACATTGCTCTAGGAATAATTGTTACTTCAGAATCAGTTCCTTTAGCTTGGCCTGTTGAACTTCCATCGTAATTCCAGTTAGGAATAAGATGTAAACTTTCTTTATCTGTAGATTGTATTCTCTCATTAAGCACACGTGTTTTTCCTCTTAGACAATTATTACCATCAATCCATACATACTCAACTACGGTTTTATTTTCCATTATATATAATTCATTAACTTGTTTTTAAGTAGCTACTATTAATAAAAAATTGATTTATTTTTAATTAAATAACATTATAGTATCACCAAATAAAGTAGAATAATTAATTATGAAGACGCGCTCTGTTACAAGATTGGAAAATAATTTGAGAAAGTTGCCAAGAGAATTACTTAGTATAATAGATACATTTAATGTAAATCATAGAAAACAAATGAATGAAGTGTTTGGTGAGTTGTTATATAATGCCTCATTAGTTTATTGCGGAAATGATATGTGTGAACAAGAAATATCTATGTTGGATGCTATTGAAACAAAAATATTAGGTCATACATATCATTTCTGTGATAATAATTATTGTGAAGGTTATGGTGAATGGTCAATACGTTATGATTATAGAAAATTTATGAGAAGACAAAGGGAACAAGGACAACAAACAACAGCAATTCCATGGTTTGGTTAAGTAAAATAAAAATAAAAATCAAAATAAAAATCAATTGTTCTATTTAAAAAAAAGGGTAATTAGATGTTTTGAAAACTCACCATCACTTGGATAATGTAATCCAGCTTTAACTCTTGTTGAGTCACATTGTTCTGCTATTTCATTTAATTTATCTTGTAAATCAGGATATTTTTTGCCTAATGTGTGAGCTAAATAGTAAGCTTGAAAGGCATGTCCTGCTGGATAAGCAGGAGTATGAGCTGTAGTAGATGTTAATACATCTAAATCGGGTAAAATTTGTTTTGGTCTGGCACGATTGATGGAATATTTTAAAGAGAGAATAATAAATTTTAAATGTGGCTGTGTTATTAATTTATTAAGGTCTTCAATACTTTCATGAACGACATTAACGAAAGCATAAGATATAGATGGATCAGTTAACTTGAAAAATTCAATATCTCCTAGAGTTCTTGTATTAATTGCTTTTTTAACTAACAAGGCATCTCGTTCATTATTAGGATATACGGGAATAGATGGTAAGAACCATATATATTTTTTTTGAACCAAAATAAGTAAGATGATATACAAAGCAATAATTTGTAATAATATTGTCATTTAAAAAATGAACATATTATTTTATCTTAAAATGATTTAAATTTAAAATCCTCCTGGGAATTTAACCAAGTTGGCACCGATACCGAAACCAGCACCAGAACGAGCACCAACAGCTAAGCTAGGAACATAGGTATCAAGGATACTGAAAGTAGCAGCAGCAGTTAAAGCAATAAGAGCAACTTCATCTAAGTTAAGTCCCTTCTTAGGGATAGCGTAAGCAGCAATAGCAACCATAAGTCCTTCAATAAGGTATTTGATGGCTCTCTTGACGAGTTCACCTAAATCTAACATATTACCAGTCATTATATATAATTAAAAAAGAAAAAAATAATATTTAATTATAGTTCGTAAAAATACTTAAATATTAATAATTTAATTATTTATAATGAGTTTTTCTAAACCAACTAGACCCCCAGAAGGCGTAGAACTAAAACATAATGATGATGGAACCGAAAATGCTAAATATATTGATCTATTGGACGAGGATAAAGCAATCGCAGGACAAAAATTTGTTTGTTTATCTTTTATTTCGCCTGAAGATATTTTAAAGCAAAAGGAAATGTATTTGTTTCAAAATTTTATTAAGAATTGGGACTTCTCCAAATCCATGGAAAAATTTACACAGTTCTTAAACTTTCTTTCTTATAAATATAGCATCGATTTTGAGAAAGTTACTAAAGACTTTCAAGAATTTACTAAAGATGAGAAGGAAAACTTAATTCAAAGTTCTATTGAAGATGATTTTAAGAACTTTATGGATGATAACGAGGAGCGCCTAGAGAAAGAATTTGATACAGAACATAAATTTCAAACCTCCATTCGTGGTATTAAGGTTCGTGGTTGTTTTCCTACACAGCAAGAGGCAGAGTTAAGATGTAAGATGTTAAGACAAAATGATCCTAACCACGATGTATATGTAGGACCTGTTGGTATTTGGGTTCCATTCCATCCTGAAGCCTACAAGACAGGACGCGTAGAGTATATGGAAGAGACACTTAATGAGCTAATGAGTGAGAAGAAGAAGAATGAGGAGAAGGCAAAGGATGAATTTGATAATCGTGTTAAAGAGGCTAAGGTAAAAGCAATGGAAGATAATAAGAAGAAGGCAGAGGAGACTGGAGCTAAACTTACACAAACTATCAATGCTGACGGAGATTTAGTTTCTGTCGCTAATATGAACACACAAGAGAGTGCTATGGGTGAGAATGCTACATTAGATGATGTTAAGAAAGAGCTATTTGAGGGTGAAAATATTGTAACAGATAAAAATACTGACCATGGACTTACACAAGTTGAAGGTGGTAGTGATTCAACAAATGCTTAATTTATTAAGAATAAAACAATATAATAATAATAAAATATATTGTTTTAATGGTCAAAGGAAGTGATTCACAAGAAGAATCAAAAAGAAATTTATATGGTAATATTTATTTATTAGAAGATGAAATTAAAAAAATAAAACTTGAAATAGAAGAAATTAATATGAAAATTATTGAAGAATGTATCGAAAAAAATGGAAAACATGATTTTGAACGAGAAAGAGACCCAGGACTATATGGGGAATCTTATTTTGTTTGTAAACATTGTGGGTATGAATATTAAATATTACTAATGTATTTAAATATATAATAATGTCATTATTAATAAATGGAAATTCATAATGACGCTGATAATATAGTAGATACTAATGAGTATGATTCATCTTTTCAAAATAAATGGTATTCTAGAGGATTCCCTTCAAATACGGCATGGGGATGGAATAAGGCAGATCCTAAAAAATCTCTATACGATATTGGTATGGCTCACACTGCCAATACTTGTATGTTGAATTTTGTTGAACTGGTTCATTGGGCTCCATTAATTCCAGCCTTTCTAATGGCACAGTCTATACTTTATAACAGTGATAATTGGACTAATTATTTTAACAATGACCAACAAAGAACACTTCTATTTCTACTTTCTCCTATGATCGCATTTTTTGGAGGTCTTCCAGGTATTATGATGCATACATACGAGGGATGGCAAGTAGCTCCGTTTAATAGTCCATTAAGAGGTGAATTAGAAGACACAAATGTTATTGTTTCTGATAAAAATAATCAATGGTTAAGAATTGTAGCTTATTTTTTTATTTTTAATATGCAGTATATTGGATTACAAGCATTTTCATATGCTGTTTTAGGTCCAAGCTATTTTTTTGGTTGTTTAAAATTTTTATCTGTTATGGGATTTTTAATAGGTTATCTTGGTAATCAAGAATATAAAGCGACATTTAACTTTAAATGGAAAGATACAGCTGGAGGTTCTACATTCCCATTAGCTTGGGCTACATTAATACCATTCATAATGGCAGCATCATTAAATCTTTATGCGTTTACAGAGTTGGGTGATTTAATATTTCCAGGGCCATTTAGTATCATTAATTCGTTAGCACCACCAATTTTAATAGCATTAGGTGGTGCCATAGAAGGTTTATTCGCAGAAACAATATTTGATCAAAAAATACATGCTTTTGCTGTAATTCTTTTTAATATGGGGTTTTGGCTCCAACTTAATATGATTACAAAAGGTGGTAATATTCTTTCTGGTTCTTGTAGTAGTGAAAATTATCCAATGTTAGAGAATAACTGATTAATTTTTATGCAATAGGATCATCCCAATTATTTAAATCATCATCTGGTAATTGAATTGAACTTTTAAAATCAAGTGGAATTTCTTCGTCTTTAATTCGTTGTTCAAGTTTCCAATCCTTCTTTTTGGTTTCAAAAAGTTGCTGTCTATTATAATGAATAAGTTCCTTATTTTTAATATTATATTGATTTCTACTCTTTGAGTCCATTATAATTTCAAATTCAGTACATAATGATTGTTTTGTATCGATAAGAGTAAGATATTCTTCTTCCATAATAGTAACCACCTTTGTATTCCATTCATTTAATTTAGCATCTGGATCCTGATGCTCCCATAATTTATGATTCATCCAAGGACCCAATATATCCATTCTATATTCTATTTTATTATGTAAATTAGAATATTTCTCTCTTAGATTATGAATTCGTTCTTTCTTTTCGTCAAACTTATAATATTTGGAAATAGATAAAATAAGACTAATATAAGTTGATATAGAAATACCAACAACTGATACGCTTGGTCCAGGAGTGTCAAAAAACTCTTTGGTAGATTGTAGGAAACCAGAAACAGTTGATAGGAAAATAACAGATATTTGAATATAATTTATTTTATTATTAAGATCATCATATTCTAAGTCTAATAGTCTTTTATTTTCTTTACATTCTTTTAGAATGTATAAATTATTATTAACAAAAGCTTCCAATTGATTTTTGAAAATAACAAACTGTTTTTTTGATTTAAAATTATCAGGTAAATTAATGTTTAGATTGTAATCCACACTAGGAATAACATCATTAGTAGTTTTATCTTTAATATCAATAGCAACATTTTGATTTAAGTTTTCATTAGAGTTTGATTGATTAGTTTTTTTTTTAGGTTTTTTGTCTTTGGAACCTAAGAGGTTATCCTCACTATCTAAAGTATTATTATTATTACTCGACATATAATAATAATACAGAAAAAATTAT